AACGCTGGAATCGCGACATTGATGCGAACGCAATGCGAACGCATAGCGATGGCAATGCGAATGCAATGCAATTAAAGGAAAGTAAAGGAAAAGAAATAAAAGAAATTAAAGAAAAAGAAAGTAAAATAAATGAGGATTCACATAATGCGATTTTTCGTCAATTATGGAATAATAAGATTTGGCTTGAAGGATTAGCCATAACTTGGAAGGCAGATTTTAAAGAAGTCCAAGACCATTTAAATACCTTTAGGCAAGAATGTATTTTGAAAGCTGATTTTAAAGAAAATGAAAAGCTTGCCAAAGAGCATTTTTTTAATTGGGTTAAAAGAGGAAACCCAGTACCAAAAAAAGAAAGCAAAAGCAAAAACGTCTTCGACGAGCTTTACGAAGATTTACAAAAACAAAAACTTTTAAAAAATGGATGAGATAATTTTGACGCATCTCCGAAAAATGGAGTTTGTTTGCGGCCTTAAACAATTTAAGGAATACAAAAAAGAAGAGGCAAACGAATTGCTCGGTTGCCTCAGCAAGTTATTTGGAAGTTATGGCTGGATGACAGAGGACCGAGTAAACTATATTTTACACGCTGGAATGCGTGGCCAGTACGGCGATTTTTACCACGTTAACGAAAAGACAGTAAGCGTTTGGATTAATCAATATTACGCCCATCACCAAAGCCAAATCGTACAGGAGGTTCAAGCTTTAAACAACAAAGAAAAGGAGCCAACCAACGAAGAGATTGCGTACTGGATTGAGGTTGGAAAGCAAACCTTTCGAGACAATTATCAGGAGGCAAAAGAAACGGGAAATTGCAAGCACCTAGCTGACTGGGGGATGTACTGGTTTAACAAGTTCCAAGAAAAAGGAATTTTAAAGCCTTGGGATTTTAACGTGCAAGAAATAGAAAGCGACGTGCGTAAGGAATTGCGGTTAACAACCAGGTACGTTGAGGAGTCGACAGTTGGCGCCAAAACCAAGAATAAGATTTGGAAATTGTTTATTTTACAAGCAATTAAGGACGGAAAAAACTTGGATCAGCTGATATGAGACACGGCTCTTTATTTAGCGGAATAGGAGGTTTTGATTTGGCATCTGAATGGATGGGTTGGGAAAACGTTTTTCATTGCGAATGGAATGAGTTTGGACAAAAAATTTTAAAATATTACTGGCCTAAAGCAATAACCTATAATGATATCACCAAGACAGATTTCACTATTCACCGAGGAACAATTGACATCCTTACAGGTGGATTCCCTTGCCAGCCATATTCATCCGCTGGTAAGCGACTCGGAAAAGAAGACGAGCGCCATTTATGGCCCGAAATGCTTAGAGCAATTCGAGAGATTCAACCGAGCTACGTCGTGGGCGAAAACGTTCGCGGGCTTACTAATTGGAATGGAGGGTTGGTATTCGACGAGGTCCAAGCTGATTTGGAAGCTCAAGGCTACGAAGTCACACCGTTTTTACTTCCAGCTTGTGGCGTCAACGCGCCACACAGACGGGACAGAATTTGGTTTATTGCTTACTCCAAGTCTTGTGCAGATAGCAGAAACTCCAGAAGAATATCAAACGAGACAACAGACAAGGACGGAAAATGGATTGAATCAAGCGCCTCATCCAAACAACAAATACAATTGCCTACTGAGTCAAGTTCTTTATTCGGGGATGCTTCCGACTCCTACTTCTGTTCAAAGGAATCATCCCGAAAGAGTGGAGGCTTTAATAGCAACTGGAGCGACAACAATGCAGAGCAGAAACAATGGAGAGAATCGACCCAACAGTATATTGGATGCAATAATGTTTCAAGGAATGATTCCAACTCCGAACTCGAGGGATTACAAGGATGCACAGACGCCGGAGAAGTATCAAGCAAGAAAGGAACTTTGGGCGGAAAAGGGAATAAATTTACAACTGAGCCTACCTCAATTGATAAACAATCAAATTATTCCGACTCCAAGGACAAGGGATTGGAAGGGATGCGAGGGGAGGAGAGGAGATATTCCAAGCTTTATAGAAGACAACCTAGGATTGAAAACTGGAAAAACTTCCCAACTGTCTCCCCAATTTGTGATGGAGATGATGGGATTTCCGACAGATTGGACTCTATTACCTTTCCTAAATGGAGAAACGAATCAATCAAAGCTGGAGGAAACGCAGTAGTACCTCAAGTAGTATATCAAATATTTAAAGCAATAGATCAATACAATCAATTAAACAACCAATTAACATTATGAGCAAGATTTACGGCGGAAACGCAAAGATTATTCAAACTAAGTTTGGCGAAATGACAAAGATTAGCCAAAGTCGTAGCGACTTGGAAAAGTTGCTAGCGTACCTAAACACAAATGATACTGAATGGGTAAACCTAGTATTAAAGGAAAAGCAAGAAAAAGTTGAAGGCAAGCCAACGCATTACTTGGAGGTTGACGACTGGAAGCCAGTACAATTGGCAAACAAAAACGAAGGCAATTTTAGGCCGACAGAGAAACGCATTGTCGAAAACGATAACTTACCTTTCTAAATGAAAAAAAACGATTTGTACGCAATCTTTGTGGCGCTTGTAGGGATTACCCTACTTGCGCTCCTAAAGGTTTCTAGTTTGCTGCTATTTGTAGTGGCTTTGGCTTTGTGGACCTTGGCTTGGTCTTGGGTTTATTCAAAATGTAAATGATCCAGTTTAAATTAAATGAGAAACCGCTAAGCGTTAACGAGGCTTGGCAAGGCAAGCGCTTTAAGACCGAAGCATATAAGGATTACGAGCGCACGATTTCATTTATGTTGCCAAAAGCCGAAATTGACCCAAAAGAAATGTTGAGAATTGAGTTTTTCTTTGGATTTAGCAATAAGGCCAGCGATCTTGATAACCCAGTTAAATTGCTTATTGACATTGCGCAAAAAAAATACGGCTTTAACGATAAAAATGTATTTGAGTTAAACGTTCGCAAATGCCTGGTTAAAAAAGGCGAGGAGTTTATACATATGGGCATTTATAAATTGGTTCCGTTTTAAACAAAAATCACCTTTATTAATTGTATTATTATCGGAATCTTATATTTGCCTAAAGATTAAAACGATGAGCATATACGAGGGATTATTTATACGAAAGGCACGCAAAGCCGCTGGTTATACCCAGGAGCAATTGGCCGACAAAATAGGACTATCCTTGGCACCAATTAACCAAGTTGAAAATGGTTGGGAAAGCATAAGCCTAAACAGACTTAGACAGATTTGCGAGGCAATTGGTTTGGAGGTTGTAATAAAAAGAAAAGATGGCTAAAGGTTACCCAATTTCTAAGCCTGATTATTCGCTAGAGATTCGTTACCGATTAAGGGACGGCCAATGGTCGCCTTGGTCCAATAAAGGAAAAGGTAAGTTTGAGACAATCGAATTAGTTCAACGACAGATTAGAACGCTGGCCGCGTCTTACCAGGGCCGAGAAAAAGAGGTGCGCTTTGAATGGAACGGGAAACTTTGCAGTTTTACAGGCGAGCCAACAGGGCAAACAATTATATTAATGTAGTTATTTTGGGTTTGTTGATGTTTAAAAGGCTTGAGTTTTGCTCAAGCTTTTTTTTAAAATTTAAAAAGATATGAAAATAAACAATTTAGGATTTTGGGAAACAACCGACGCAACTGGTCACATTCACGATCTAAGCATTGCCGCGGCTTTGTCCAATTATTTAGCAGAAAAACAAGCCAAGACAGTTGTCGACTTTGGTTGTGGGATGGGTGACTATGCCAAAGCTTTTAAAGCTGACGGTTATAAGGTGGAGGCATACGACGGCAACCCAAATACAGAAACGCTAAGCGGTGGAATTGGCAAGGTGTTGGACTTATCCAAGCCGTTTTATTTGGGTAAAAAGTTTGACGTTGTTTTGTCGCTGGAAGTTGGCGAACATATTCCAGCTGAATTTGAGCAACAATTTATTGACAATATTACCAAGCACGCCAAAAAGCATTTGGTTATTAGCTGGGCGATTGAGGGCCAAGGTGGAAGCGGACACGTTAATTGCAGAAATAACAACTATATAATTGGCCAAGTTGAGGATCGTGGCTTTAAATTTAATTTTAACGATAGCGAAAAGATTAGAAAGGCCGCAACTAATGCGTCTTGGTTTGGGTACACGATAATGGTAT